GTTCTTCTGCTTGTTGTACAAACGTAGGAATATTAGCGACAAATAATGCTTCTGTATTCTCGCTATAGTCTTGTATTGCTTGTTGCAGTTGAACGTAGTTCATTACGCCATCGGTCCTCTTGCCATTCTACCTTTAGTTGCTGCGCCATTGCCACGAGTTTCAACACCTGTAGTTTTAACATCATCAGCACCGGGATTGCCAACGCTTACACGCATAGCTACAGTACGTGGGCTAACTTGACTAGCATTTAAAGTATTAGGGTCAGTTTTAACTTCAATGCTTTTAGCATCCGCATTTACTTTACCGCCCGACATAGTATGTGGTTCTGCATATACAGAAGCCGAACCAACTTCTTTACCCATAACTTTTTTAGAAAATGTAGCCATTATCTTCCCCTTTGAGCCGCAACTTTAGCTAAGTTACGCCCCATAGATTTCATGTTGGAATTTGTTTTACCAACAGTCTTTTTCATTGGTCCGTTTTCAATTTTGACAGTAGGTCCAGAATCACCAAGATTTCTACCCTTAGTTCTTCCTTTTTTTGTAATACCATCAGCTGCTGATCTATATCCCATTTTAAACTCCTTAGTTTACTGTTACAGTTACACTATTAATTGTACCAATTCCTACTAAAGAATTGGGTGTTAATTGCCTATCAAATCCAAAAGAACCACCTACTGGATACCATCCCCATTGAATCTGTCTACTACCGTCAGACGGATAACCATTTTGATCAATACTTGTACCATTACCATTTAAAGTCTGCAACCCAGTTAAACCCGAACCGTAGTAACTTATATCTGGTCTTGGTTCCCGTACAGCTTGTGGGTCATTAACAGGATACATACCTAATTGCAACTGAGGCTGGTCTGGTTCCCAACATGCTGGACATACTTTAATACTAACTTGTTTAGTTTTAATTACAAGCTTTTTTAATTCTTTAAGCATATACCGCTGAGCACAACGGTCACACTCAGCAATTGCGTATTTACCCGATGCAAAATTACTAGGCATAGCTACCTCGAATAAAATAAATTGCGTGGTACCCAACGCAATGGCGCTGTTTCTCTATCTTCTTGTGCAGCTAAATTAAACTGATCTTCATAATCTTGTTTTAAAAACATAACTCTAGCTGGGTCTGTGCCTTGTATCTTTACGCTCATCAAATAAGATAAACCTGCGACTAAACAGTTAATAAATCTAAACGGCACATCTTGAATGTTAACACCGTTACCAGCGTCTTGGATTCTACGCATACGCCAGTAAACCAATGTATAAGGGCCTCCACCACCATCAGGGGTGGGCCAAATATTTAAGCAAGGAAGGTACTGAATGGTTATAGCATCACCTGTTGTATGTGCCGCTGCCGTTGTATTGTTTTGTCCTCTCCAGCAATTCTGTAACTGGTTTCCTACAATATTTGTATAAGTAATAATTTCAGAACCAATCTGAATAAATCCTGTAGAGCGTAAATTTAGATTAGCAATATTTGCGTTTGTTGCCGTCTTTAAAGTAATCGTTGTACTAGTTGACGTAATATCAGACGCTAATAAATATTCAGATACATCCGCATTACCTGATTGTCTATTAAAATAAACTTGTACGGGTCTTCCAGTTGTAAGCTTGTTAGGGATAGTAGCGTAAGTAGACTCAGATATACGGCTGAGATTAATATCAGTTTGGTTGGATACACTTGTATTACTTGTCCTTGTTTCTAAATCTAAAATGTCTATTGTATCTGTTGGAACAGCATAAACGCCTAAATTAGTCGTTAACTGAATACTTGTTTCTTCTACAGTCCAAAGATTGATACCACGATTAGCCCAATCAATAGTAAGTAGGTTTAGTGAACGGCGAAGTGTACGCAAGTCATAACCAGAGCGAAGTTGTGAACCACAACGCTCAAAAGCCTCTTCCGCTAACTCGGTGAGGTCTAAGTTAAATACGCTGGTTCCTGACGTGTATGCCATTTAAGCTCCTATTACTACACAACCGGGATAGTTTTCAGGTGTCATTTTTTACTCGCAGCTCTCATATTATCTACTAAGTTAGGGTAAGGTCTACCTGCAGCTTTAGCCATTGCTTTAGCTTTAGCTTTTTTAGCAGCATCCATCTTCTTGGGCTTGCCTAAACCTTTAGGTCTTGGCTTGTTCCATACCTTACCACCTTCAGCATATTGCGTAAAGTCAGTATTATCTCTGCGGGCTTTCTTTTTCCCGCCCGGCATTTTGGATGGGCTAATTGCGCCCATACCACGAGAGGCTCTCATTTCTTTTTACCCATATAGCCACCACCACAAGCTCTTGTAAATCCTTTAGTAGCGCAACCATCCGCACGTTTAGACGCAGAAGTACGAGCCATACCACCAGATTTAAATCCTTTACGAATCTCGCTAGTTTTAAAATCTCCTGACATAGCACCGCTTGATTTAGTACGCTCTGATTTAGCTTCTATACCTTTTTTAGCAGCTTCACTTTTTGCTTTAGCAGACTCTTTAACAGCATCGTCAGATGCTTTTCTAGCGGCTATAGCTTCTTCTGGACTATATCCTTCAGAGCTTCTACGGTTAGCTACTTCTTTATCGTAACCAAGTTGTTTACGTGGTCCTTCAAGTTGAGCTGGTTTAGGAGTAATATCTTTAGCGGCTTTTTTAGCAACTTCTCTGCCAGCCATCCGTAAAAAACCTTTTAACTGACCGCCACCAGGTATAGCTTCTTCTGGATAAACTGCTTCTACTGGTTTATCGTATTCTTTAAGCCTTTTAATATTTGCCTGTGAATCATAGCCAGATTGTTTTGAACGTCTATCATTCTGATCGCTAGTATCTTTTGTCGGTGCTTTAGCCGCTGGTTTATTTGCTTTAGATGCAGGTTTAGACTCTTCTTTATCTTCGTCTTTTTTACCTGTTTCTAAAAATCTCATTGCACGGGCGCGTGTATCTTCACCTACAGAACTACTTGGATTATCCCGCATATCAATTACTTCGTCACCCTCAGAGAAACGTTTCATCTTGCGTTTCATATTGTTTTACCTTTCATTTTAGGCATCATTGCACGGGTCTTGCCTTTAGACACAACACCGTCAGCAGATTTATGTCCAGCAGCTAAACCGCCACCAGCCATTTTCTTCATAGGCATACCACCCTTTTTAAGCTTGGATAGGTCTGTACCTTTTCCGCCCTTATGCTCTTGAGCATCATGCATTTTTAAAGCTTTTTTAACCATAGCTTTATCTTGAGCCATATCAGCTTTACCGCCTTCTTTCATCTTTTTAGCCATGCCGCCCTTACGCATCATACCAGGAGTACCAGGCTGAGCCATTCCGCCACCCATACCTGGAGGGGGTTGATTATCTCTAGCCATTTTACCGCCCATAGGCATCATCGGTTTTTTCTTCATTACCATAGTATCACCACCCTTTTTAAAAGTTTTGCCTTTGTCGGCTTTAGAAAACTCCTGACCTACCTTTTGAGGTATGCCAACCTTCTTAGCAAAAGCTTTATTATGAGCAATTGCTTCCATAAAATTATGTTGTTTTTTACTTGTGCTCGGCATCTTTATTTCGCCATAAGTTGATTAATTTTGTCTTCAAGGCGGTTAAACCTTGAGTCAATGTGCTCCATAACTTTGTCAATTTCTGCTTGAGTGACGTTGTTTCCTGCAATTTCTTCACGGGTTCTGTTAAGTAAGATATTAAGACGCTGAATCTCATTGAATTTCTCCTTTAGGAAAAAACCTACAACACCTATAGTAAGCGTTAATCCCATATTCCACAACATTAATATTTCTTTAATGTCCATCAGCATTTCCATCTTTTTAAACTTGCTGCTTTACGTGTTGGTTTACCGTTCTCATCTTTCATCGGTCCAGGCATTCCACTCATTCTTGCGCAGAAAGACTTCTTGCGAGGTCCACCTTCAGGTTGCGGGGCTTTTAAGTTTGATCCCGTTTCCCTGTTATACTTCGCACGACCTTTAGCAGTAAGTCCAGCCCCTTTAGAAACCGGGAGTTTTTCGCCTCTTCCAATTGCAAGTGAGGGTCCTTTCTTCTTAGTAGCCACATTAATCACCCATAAAAAATAATTGCTGAAGCACCAGCGCCTGTAACTACATATAAATTATTCTGAGCCAAAATACCTTCGCCCGGAATTAAAATATGCGTTACGCCTGTTACCGCAGGAGTTAAGGAAGAAAATAAAGTAACGCCACCATTACCATCTGTAATAGTTACAGTACCGGCAGTTGTTGAAATAGCGTTAATCGTAATAGCTTTTAATCTTGCGCGGGGTGAGCTAACCGCTGTTCCCGTATTACCAGCGGCTATTGTGGTTGATTTAACATCATATTGCATTGCCATAATTAATCTCCTAAAGTTTAATGGGGACCGTAGTCCCCTAGATTAATTAAGCTTGTTGTGCAGTAGGAACGTATGTACCATCAGCTTGACGAACTACATATCTTAAAGTCAATATAGCAGCACCGGAAGTAGCTGTTACGTTAGCTTGAGTAAATGTAATAAGTGCGTCAGTTGTACCTACGTTAGAGCACAATACTGCGCCAGCTGCGTTGTTATTGCCAAGAGCAATGTTAACAATACCTGTATTGGTAAATGTACTACCGTTAGCTGCTGTATTAATAGCTGTACCGTTTACAAACAATGCGTATGTAGGGGTAGTAGTTGCGTAAGCAACGGTTGTATTTAACGTAGCTTCTAAAATTTGTGAACCAGCAGGAATAGTAAATGCGTATGTACCAGCAGTGATGTCTGTGTAAGCAATAGCAACAGATTGGGCTACAACAGTTGCACCCATATTACGAATTGTGCCAGCAGTTGTTCCAGTAGTATTTTTAACGGTGCCGAGTAACCAAGGACCTAAGTGTGAAGCTAAACCCATGAGAGTTCTCCTATATACAAGTTAAGCCTATTAATCGGTATATCGTCCGCTGGGTGCGGTTTAATAAGCTGGAATTACCCAGATAACTAATCATACTATATTTTATGTTATTTGCAATCTTTTTTAATAATAAAAAACCCGCCTTGTGAGCGGGTTCTTATAGGCGCTTAAGATATTAAGCTCCAGGTGATCCGTACATACCTAATGGATCAGACCAGCCGAATGAATAACGCTCACGAGACTTGTAACGTACGTTACCTGTATCGAAGTCGCCGTCCATGCTGTTCTGCAAAGGAATACGTACAAAGTGCTTCATACCGTTAGGTACATCAGTAGTCAAATACCAACCGTTTGAGTCAGTTAGGAAGTGATTGATTGTGTAACCTTCAGGGATAGAACCATTGTTCTTGATAGCGTTGATATCGTTATCAGTTGTACCAACACGGAGTTCTGT